AGGGTAATCAGTTAAAAGGATTTTCAAAGAAGTTCTTGATTATGATTCTCGATTTACTTCAAAAGCAAATACTTTCATCTGAGGCTTTCTCGGTTGCTGAATCAGTTTCTAAGTTTGGTCCAGTAGCTGGAGGTATTCGGGCGGCTCTTTCAATTGCGGCTATTCAAACAGCTTTTAGTTTAGCAAAAGCCAAACTATCACAAGAACCTAAAGGATTTGCAACGGGTGTAATTGGCATCGAAGGTGCTGGAACGGAAACAAGCGATTCAATCCCCGCTTGGCTATCGAAAAACGAATCGGTAATTACAGCCGATGGAACTAGGTATGCAGAGCAAAACTTTCCGGGCTTTCTTTCTTTCCTAAACTCAAAGAACAAATTTGCTACGGGTGTTGTGAATTTTCAGGGTAGTAATTCAGTTGCGGATTCGAGCGGTTTTGCCGTACTTGCAGATGCTATTAGTCAAATACAGCCGATTGTTAAAGTATCGGATATTAACAAAAAGCAATCCGATTACAGCGAGGTAAGAGTAACGGGTACAATATGAGTGAATCAAGAAAGGACTTAATTCGTAGGTTATCGAAATCGGGTGATATTGTCGCACTTTATCGAGCCGGAATGTTACCCGATTACATTGGAAGGTATCGAGATATTTACTACGAATTGAACGCTTTATATGCCACCGGAGTTGAGAGGATGGTCGCAGTTCAGCAGATACAAGATAAGTTCGGATGCTCACAAGCGACTGTTTATAATGCAGTCAACTGGATGGAATCGTAATTATAACAACAGTTAGAAATATCCTAACCAGCCCCTAATTAAATTTGGCGGCATGGTTCACCACATCTACCTAGAAGGAATTGTCGGAAAGTCGATTACGAAGAAATCCGTAGTATCTAATCTTTCCGGTGTTAAAGCCGATGACACGGTATTGATTCATATTCATTCAAATGGTGGTGATGTAGAAGAAGGATGGGCAATTCACGACTATTTAGTAAGTGAATCACAAACAGTAGGATTCCAAATTGATACCGTTATAGAGGGTGTATGCAAGTCAATTGCTACGCTCTTTTTTGCGTTAGGACAAAACCGAATCATAACACCTAACTCCCGACTTTTAATTCATAACCCGTGGGGTAAAAATGAAGGGGATGCAGCAAGTATGATTCGATATGCTGAAGCACTAGCAATCGAAGAAAATAGACTAGCTGAATTCTACGCAAGTTCAATCGGTGCAAGTGTAGACCAAGTTCGTAAATGGATGGAGGTCGAAACCGAGTACAACGCACAGCAAGCCGTTTCGATGGGCTTTGCCACAGCCGTTGGATTAGATAAAGCCGACTACCAAGATATGAAGGCAGTCGCATTAATTTCAAAATTTCACACTAACAATAAACCTAAAATGAGTAAACCTTCATTCAATGTGCAAGGGTTTGTCGAAAAGGCAAAACGCGCATTAAAAGCCTTAACAGGCGAAATCAAAGCCTTCGATGCGACATTGGAGGATGGTACTGCAATCTCTATCGAATCGGAATCAGAAACGCCAGTTGTTGGTGATATGGTTACGTTAACCGAAACAGGTGAAGCAGTTGCTGATGGTTCTTACGTAATGTCAGACGGTACAACTATCGAAGTTGTTTCCGGCGCAATTACCGTAATCACACCAGTAGCACAAGCCAACGCAAGCGCGGACTTAGAGGCTAAAATCGCAGCATTGGAAGCTGAAAACGCGACAATGAAAGCAGCCCTCGAAGTAGCAGAGCCGATACTTGAACAAGTAAAAGCATTGCAAGCTAAGACGGGAGCATTTTCGCCAGCTTCAGCACAAACAAAGCCGCGCACTATCAACGCTCAAACTAAAGACAAAGGTTTCAAGATGCCCTCTAAAGCGGACTTGAAGCCGAACCAGCGTTTGAAAAAAGACTAAATAACCGCAATCACTAACAATAAAAACAACTGAAAAGAAATGGCATTAATTGATCCAGCCGATTTGACCTTCAATGGCGAAGAAGCACGCTCCATGTCTGATGCGGTTATCGAAACAATCTTCGAGAATCCCGCAGTAACTGATTTGATGACCGTCTATGATGGCATCGTTGCTAAAAAACAAATTCCGTTTTTAGGAATACTTTCCAAAATCACTAAAGCCGATGCTGGTTGTGGTCAAGGGCAAACAGCTAAGAACATCCCAATGACTGAAAAGTTTTGGGAACCGGAAGCTGTTAAGATTTGGCTTACTATGTGCGGTTCTGAGGTTGACGATTCATTTTGGGTATTTGCTCAAAATACAGGTGTTGACCGCGACAATGTAACTGGAACTGATATCGCTCGTTTCGTTGTTGACCGTATGAGTTCAGCAGCTCAAGAAGATTTGCTTCGTATCATTTGGTTTAACGACACAGCGCACAAAAATGTCGCTGATTCAGGTGTTATCAAAAATGGCGTATCACTTGCTGACTATACTATCATTGATGGACTTTGGAATCAGATTTACGCAATCGTAGCAACAACAGCCGCACGTAAAACAGCAATCGCTAAAAACGCTCAGTCAACTTTCGCCCTTCAAATGGCTTTGGGTTCAACTGATGCGCTCGATACTTTCCGCAAAATGATTGAGGCTTCAGACCCGCGTTTGAATGCTGCTCCAAACAAGTTCTTCATTGCAACACGTACACTTGTAGAAAACTATGCTACTTATCTTGAATCACAAGGTAACAGCACTTCGTTTGAGCGTATCGAAAACGGATATGTGATGCTTCGTTATCGTGGTATTCCAGTTTTCGGTTTCGATTTCTGGGATAGAACAATCCAAGCCGATATGCAAAACGGTACTAAGTACGATTTGCCTCACCGTGCTATCTTGACTGTTAAAGAAAACCTTGCAGTTGGTTACGATGCTTCAAATGCAGTAGGTGATTTCCGTGTTTGGTATTCTGAAGATTCTGAATTGAACAACTTCAAAGGCAAGTATCGTGTTGATGCAAAAGTTTTGCAGGACTACATGATTCAAGCGGCTTACTAAACTAACTGGGGAGCGTAAAAACTCCCCTATTTTTTCACACTAAAAAAGAAAATAAGCTATGCCTTCTGTAACTTGCCCCGGCATTAATACAAATGCCTTCCTAGACTGTACTAAGCCCCTTTTACCGGGCGTGAGTGATATGCTTTATTTGTTCAACTGGGCAGATATAGCAACTATTACCGAAAATGCTTCTTACCCTAACTTAATCGAAGGGCTTACCTTAACGGGTAGCGCAAAGATTTACCGTTTCGAGGGTAAAAAATCTTCTAACGAACCGAAATCAACTTTGGTAGAAGGACGCTACCAGCCTTCTTTTACTCACGAGGTTGTTTTCAAAATGTTCAATATTGATTCGCCTACAAAGCAGCAACTTGAATATATGTGCAACACTAAAATCGTTGCAATCGTTGAAAACAATTTTAAAGGAACGGGCGGAGAAGTCCCTTTCGAGATTTACGGACTACGTTCAGGACTTACAATGCGAGCCTTAGAGCGTGTTTTGAATGATGCTGATACTTTGGGTGCTTACAATTGCACACTTGGAACGTCTGACATCGACAAAGAACCGTACTTACCAGCTACTTTCTTTGATACTGACTACGCTACAACTAAAGCTATCCTAACGGCTCTATTCAAAGCATGAGTTTAGACCAGCTAATAAAAGAGCTGGCAGAAATTAAGCACCCGTTGATGGTTATGCGCTCAGGCGAGGCTATGCAACGGGTGTTTGATTTATACCGGACAATCGCAGGACGTGAGCCGCGCGGTTCGGGGCGTTGTTATTCATGCGCGTGTGATGCTTGGCATGAATTAAATAGAATATCACAAGTTGGTACAGGTTGGGATAATTCGTTAAATTTACCCGATTGGATTCCAGTAACCGATTTAACAATAATTCACAAAATGGAAAAATACAAAATGACAGTTAAGAGTTTCCGACCTTTTGGAAGCCCTGACACCATCACAGAATTGAACACTACTGATGCTCAGGTTGAAACATTAATAAAAGCAAATCCTGAGTTTGAAAAGTTCTTTGTTCTTCGTGATGCGAAGAAAGCAAATGCGAAGGCTCAGTTTGAAATCGAAAGCCAAGATTCAAAAGCCGGAAAGGCAAAATCAGAAAAGAAGCCTAAAGCCGAAAAGAAAGTTGATCCAGCAAAAGAACACAACGATGACGGTATTCCTGAAGGTCAAGCATGGCATGAAGAAGAAGTTGTTGTAAATAAACCTGAATAACAAATTAAATGGCTGCACCTAAAGTATTAATTCCGAGGCAAACCAAGCGACTTGTAAATACGCTCAATAGGACTGAGAATATCCAAACTTGGGATTATGACAATGCTTATGCGCAACGAATTAAAGACCTTTGTAATGCTTCAGGTGTAGCTACTCGTTGCATTAAAAGGCATTCAAGATTTATCGCTGGTAGAGGCTTTACCGATATTGCCACTTATAAACAAGTAATTGATTTAAAAGGCGGCACGGTTGACAAACTACTTGGTTTATGCGCTCGTGATTACTCTTATTTTGGTGGCTTTGCTATTCATTTTAGATATAACGGGCTTGGGCAAATCATTGAACGTAAGTACATGAATTTTGCCGACACTCGTTTGTGCAGCGATTCGGATAAGATAGCCTTTTACGATAATTGGGATGGGCTTAGTCAGGTTAAAAAGTTCAATCTAAAAGAGATTAAACGGATAAACCGATTCAATCCATCGACTGTTATTGATGAAATTAACGAATGCGAGGGATCAACTTACTTGGATAAGGTAGAAAACTACAACGGTCAGGTACTTTGGTATTCATCTGAGGGCTTTTCGGCTTATCCTATCGCACCGATTGACCCTGTTGCTGAAGATGTAGAAACGGACTTTCAATCGAAGCTATACAAGAATAAAAACATCCGAACTAGCTTTACAAGTTCGGGTATGTATATCCAAGTAGGAAAGTCTGAAACCGACAAGCAGCGACAAGAAACGCAAAACAACCTTACTGAATTTCAGGGTGCTGATGCAGCGGGTAATATCATGCTTGTCGAGATTGATGCTGGTGATGTCGCACCTTCATTCGTTCCATTTTCAGCAAGCACGACTGAAGATAGACGTTTTGAGTACCATGAATCGAGTGTTGAGAAATCAATAGTTAAATGTTTCGCAATCCCGCCTGTATTGGCTGGTATTCTTGAAGCTGGAAAGATGGCTACTTCGTCTGAATTGAAAGATGCTTACGATATCTATAACAGCGAAACCGAACCGGAACGAATTATCTTTGAAGAACAATTTACTAAGGCACTTGGAAAGCCTGTTTCTATTTTACCGCTAACAATCAACTTCAATGCTACACCAAACCAAGTTAATTGATAAGTCCGATATTCAACTGATTCGGGCAATTAGCGATAATGTTCCAGCGGATAGATTAGAGCCGTACATAATCGAGGCACAGGAAGTTGACCTTTGCGGATTATTGGGAACTGAACTATTTGAAAAGCTATTTGAAGAAGTAGTACCGAATACATTTCCAGCGACATACGTTTATGCTGATTTGAAACCTGAATATTCTACTTACTTGGCTTATATGGCTTATGCTCGTTTCTTAACGCAGCAACAAGTAGTGGTAACATCGCACGGAGTAGTAGGAAAGAAAACCGATTGGAGCGAGCCGGTAAGCGATACGGCAATGCAGCGAACTATTCAGGCAGCACGTTCAACCGCTCAGGTGTATTCGGATAGATTAATCAAGTTTCTCAATGAAAACGTAGAAACATATCCCCAATGGAAGAAATGCGTTCATTGTGAAATTGAAACGGGAAATAATAAAGGTCGAGCAAGTATTTCAGCAGTAAAAGGAAAGCCGTCTGCATGGAGGTTACGGTAACTAACTTAGGTGGTTCGATACGAATAGTTGATAATCGGGATGAAACCGAAACATCGACTACAACCGTATTGAAAGACGGCGTTAAGATTTTCCAGTTTGGCGATGTTTGTCGAATTACATTTAAGTCAGGTGCTTGGATTGATATTCTATTCGATGAAGTTGAGGTAATAGGTTTCACCGTTTCGACTATTCCAAGCGATTCGGATGAGTTTTACGCCGCTTTACTTGCTGTTATGGCAGATTATAACGGAGGTAGTGAATCAAGCCCTTATAACTTCTCATTCAAAACCATTAACGAGGGAGTAACTATTGATATTCCAACCGAGCAGCAAATGACTGTTTTCGGTTCGATGCGTGTTGATGGAGTACTGGCGGTTGATGGAGAGTTAATATTGACTGATTTACCTTTGGATGGTTTGGACGGGGCAGACGGAATAGACGGAATAGACGGAATAGACGGAATAGACGGAATAGATGGAGTTGATGGAGTTGATGGAGTTGATGGTAACGATGGGCGTGGAATAGTTTCCGAAAGTTATAACGCCGCAACGGGCGAGTTAACACTTACTTTCTCTGATGCAACTACTTACACCACATCCGACATGCGCAGCCAATCGGAATGGAAACATATTCAAACGCAAACAGCTTCATCTTCCGCTTCAATCGACTTTCTATTAACTGGTGGATATACTCAGTACAAAATCGAAATACTTAACCTTGTTTCGGCTACTAACATTGTTGAGTTATGGGCGAGGATGGGTACTGGTGGAACGCCGACCTATGGAACTGGTGCGAGTGATTACGTACACACCCGATCAACGGGAGTAACTACTTCATTTGCCTCCGCTGGTGCTACTGATTCAAAAATTGTGATGCAAGGGGCTACAATCGGAAACGCTTCAACTAACTATTTTAACGGTGAGTTGGCAATTGTAGACCCTGCAAACACTTCACATCATAAAGGAATTAGGCACGAATCATTTTCCTTTTCATCCGGCGGCACTTATTACACGCAAGGAACAGGAAGATATGCTAATACGGCGGCGGTAACTGCTATTCGATTGTTATTGAGTAGCGGAAATATCGCATCTGGAACATTCATTTTAAGCGGTAAATAATGGAAGAATTTGAGCCGCCTACACATCGAATGGTTAACGGAGAAAGGGTAGAGCTTACGCCCGAAGAAGTAGCTGAGATATTAGCACAATGGCAAACGGAAAGAGAAAAACAAATTGAAAACTTAAACAACGAATAACATGGCATTAATTTCAATAAGAAAAACAGCGGCAATCGAGCCAGCACCAACCGACACCGTATCGCTTTACGTTGATGCATCCGATAATCACTTGAAACAAATTGACGAGAACGGCAATATTATCGACTTAACTGATGGGTCTGCAACAAGTAGTCCGAATGCAGCTAGTTTAGTAAATACAACTAAGGCGGCACTCGTTACGCTGTTAGGTGGTGGACTTGCAAACATTAAAGCCACCTACCGAATAACAGACGCTACCGATGGAATCATTCGCGTAACGGCAAAGACAGCCTCGTTATTAACCGCCACCGCAATGAAGGAAGGCTCGGATAACGGAACAGGCACAGTAACAGCAGGCGAGTGGGGCAATTACGACTTGGATGCGGATGTTTTTACGAGCGGGAATGACTTACAAACCGTAACAGATTCAGGTAATTCAACCACAAATGATATACGAATATTAAAGCCAACTATTGAGATTGGTGATGTATTGAATGAGGCTGCTGGATTTGAAATACTGATGTCAAGAGATGACGGTGTTGGTAATAATTTTTCAGTAAAAATAGGTGATGGTGGAGATACATTTTTTGTAGTAAATTCTACTGATAATGGAAATGCTGCTTTTTCTGTAACTACTATTGATGGTTTTGTTTTAGGAATTTCCGCAAACTCTATAATTCAAAATGTATCATTATTAGCTCAAGATAAGTCAACGCAAATGATTGGAAGTTATTACAATACTTTCAATGGTGTTCCAAGTGTAAATGAAGATAGTACAAAGGGGTACGTAGCAAATGAATCTATTTTAAGAGATTACAATACTCAAATAGAATACTTATGCACAAGCTCGTCTGCTGGTGCTGCTGCATGGAAGGTAGCAACACCAAGAATACCTCATTCTATTTTTACGCCTTTAACTGGCGCAACCGTAACAACCGCTGTAAATCAAACAAACATTATTAATCCGGCTGGTGCATTATTGGCTTTAACCATTAATCTTCCATCTAGTCCTGCAAATAATGACTTTGTTGAAATTAAATTCACTCAGGCAATAACAACAGTAACTTACGGTGGTGGAACGGTTTTAGGTGGTATTGTCGCGCCTATACTGGGTACATTTACAAAGCTAACTTATGATGCAGGAACTTCAACTTGGTACTAAAATATGACCACATCAGTAGTCGGGGTTGCGCTGAATGAGATTGGTGTAACTGAGTTTCCTAAGAATAGTAATAAGACGAAGTACGGAGTTTGGAGCGGTCTAAACGGTGTGGCTTGGTGCGGCTTATTTTGCTCTTGGGTATACGAAAAAGCTGGAAAACCTTTACCTAAAATAGGTTTCGCTTTCAACGGTTTCGCTGGATGCCAAACAGCCGTTGCTTATTTCAAGAAAAACAAAATGATTACAACCGCTCCAACTGAGGGGGATATCGTTTTCTTTGATTGGAATAAGGACGGACGTTATGACCATACTGGAATATTCGTTAAATGGATTGATGCTAACACCTTTGAAACAATCGAAGGCAATACAGCAGTAGGAAATGATTCAAACGGCGGTACTGTAATGAAGCGAATCAGAAATAAAAATGTATCAATCTTTGTAAAAGTTATATAAATATGTATGGACGGATTTAACACAAGAAGATTAGTAACCTCCCACAATTTTAACCGTACCACAAAGCATGAAAACACTCATGCTTTTTTTATTGCTATCAACTGCTTCATTCGGTCAATGTAACACGAACCGATTTATGCAGCCGTATTTAGCTTTGCCTAGTTTCTTTGGGTTGTACTTTGCGAATCAATGTATTTCGGGAGCGATTCGAGATACAACTATTTGCGTGAAGATTCCCCGAACTAATCAAGGTCAGATAGCAGCATTCAGTTATTCATCCCCAAGTGGTCAACCAGCGTTTGTAACAGCCGTTAAGCAGTATAATAGCGCGTGTATCTTCATTGAAAACGGAACGCTGGTACAAGCAGGAAATGACACGGTTACGGTCTGCTATACGATACAAGCACAACTGATTGATAACTTTTGCCCGTATTCGATCATGGCGGGTGGATTAGCAGTTGATTGGTGCGGTATTTATGCCTATCACAGCGATGGAAACCTAAAGATGAGATTTTCTACTTGCTCAAATTCAGGAACGAAATACTTTGACATCATTACCTCAACCGATGCTGTTAGTTGGACTTCTTTGATTAACGTATTGCCTGAAGTCGAAACCAAGTCAACTGAATCGCATTATAACATTTGCATTCCTTTTAATCGCGGCGGATCTAATTACTTTGCCGTGCGTGAATATGACTTAAACGGCGGTGTCCATGTTTCCCCGATTGTATTTGTCGAAATCCCTTATCCATCTAATGACGGCAGCGGATTTGATTTGTTAGGTCGAAGGGTTAATGATGGAAATTATTTGTTTTATGTAGGAAAGTAGTAACTTTGACATGGTAATGTAGCTCAGTTGGTTAGAGCGTTTTAGTGTCGGTGGTTCGAGTCCATCCATTACCACACATAATTTCACCGTTATGTTTCTCTCGCGACTTAAAGCCTCGATTAATTTCGGGGCTTTTTTGTTTTGTATATAATTATTGTTACATTTGTGAGGTCGATAACGTTTTGGGGCTTTGTCTTGTTGCCGAAAAAACACACCTAAACTTTAAATTTAAGACAAATGATTGAGATACAAAACCAACTTTCAGTTAATCCCGAAAACGGCAAATAGCACAAAACCGCTGTTATAACCAGTAGCGGTTAATGAGTAGAAAATTTAATTTAAAAACGATAAAATACATGGCGTTAAAAATTTACATCAGCGGAAAAATTTCAGGCATCGAAAATGAAGCCCCCGAATTATTTGCAAAAGCTGAAACAGAACTACAAGCAAAGGGCTTTGAAACAGTAAACCCAATGACTTTAAACCACCAACACGATAAAAGCTGGCATAGCTACATGAAAGAAGATGTAAAAGCCCTTTGCGAATGTGATGAAATATTCATGCTTTCAAATTGGATTGATAGTAAGGGGGCGATTATAGAACATACAATTGCCATGTATTTAGGGCTAAAAGTTCGTTACGAAGCCGTATCGTAGCTATTGGTTATAACGGATGGTGGTATGGTGTCGTAGCGGACAAAAAAGCCAAAAACTTCGATTAAGCACCGAACTAACAAAGAAAAAACAAACATTAAATTAATAACCGAACCCGCTTTTTTGCCAAACACTTGTTATGTGAGGTTGTGGGTTTTTAAAACGAAAACATTATGTGTGGAATATTAGTAATTAATAAAGGAGAAAAAGAAATTACAACTCCAAGACAATTTTTACAGCATTTTGGATTTACAGCACCAATTGAAAATGGATATAATACTATTGAACCTGATGCTTGTTTATGTCAAGTTGATATTGAAACAGCATTAACTAATAATGGAATAGAATTTAAAAAAGATTGCGGAGATATTTATGTAGGGATGTTGGAGGATGTTGTCGGAGATGACGATTAGTAACAATCTCACATAACGTTCCGAGTATTGCCGATGGTGGGGCATTGTACCACCGAAGTTTAATTGAAAAACAAATGTTGAAAATATGCAAACAGATAAATTAGAAAACGTCAGCCCCACTATTGGCAATACTGTGTTAGCACCAGTTATTTTTTGGCAACGCTTTGACCAAGTTAAACCACAAGGCGATGCGGAATATTTGGTCTGTAATACAGATGGTGTAATTAGAGTTAGCTACTTTGATGGGAATCATTGGGGATATTTGGCAAGCGCAAGGGAAAATATTACGCATTGGTCAATACTTCCACAAGTACCTGTTATATAATTGGTGCTAACGTGATGCAGATAGGCGAAGAAGCCGTAACGAGAACTTAATTTGAAACGATAAATTTGATACTTATGAAAAATATTCTTATGAAACTGAAACGGCTTTTTTGCCTATGTGCTGTTATAACCAGTGCTTTTAATTAATTAACTTATAAAAAATAACAATATGGAATACCAAAAATACATTGATTTAGGATTTGAAAGAACCGATATGAGTTGTAATGTCGAGTTTAAACAAACAGGATATCACGGATTTGCTTTAGAGAAAAAAGTAAATAAAAAGCAAATGGTTTGCGTAACAAGCGGAGAACTTGACAAACCCAAACTATACATCAAAAAACGGAATGGCGAAACATATCACATCATACCAATTTCAACAGAAGCGGTTATTGATTTGTTTAGCAAGTCCGAGAATGTAGATTATATGACTACTGCTTGTTAGCATTGGTTATAACTTGTTTACACCCGCACCTTTTATGCGCTAATTCAGACATAACGAGTTCAAACGCGAAAATTAACTACTTTCAAAAGAACATACAGGCGAAAACAGCCTAACCCGTAACCTACTACCTTAGCCTACGTAAAAGTAAACCGTGCCTAGACCCGTACCTCCTATTCTAAAGTTTCTAATCAGTAACATTTTATTCATTGTTACTGGAATAATCGGGCTTGGTTGCCTTTGGTTGACTATCTTTGGAAAGATGGACGGGGAAAAGTTAGCGATTGTTATTTCAGCATTAGCAGCATTTTTAACGGCGGCAAAAGCAAAATCAACATGAATCAGCACTACATAACATACGATACTTTGATTAGCTTCAGAGCATTGCCTATTACGGTTGCTGATACTCCTATTATTAGGGTTCGTCCTGATGGGTTGATTTTGGGTGCGGAAATGTACCGCGAACATGGTGATACTTGGTTAGATGGTGTTTGGTCAGAAATACCTAAATTGCCTGAGCCAATTATGTATAAGTCAGATTCAATACAACCTCATGCGCCGCTTGCTCCGATAACTTATTTTCAAGCTGAAATTAAGCCGCGAACAATCGTATCTATACCTTACGAACAAAATCCGTTAGGTGATGGAATTGCTTTGACTTTTACAATCTTAGCAACTGCAATTTTCATTTGTAAACTATACCTAAGATATGCGGCTTGCAATCCTACTCCTATCAATCGCGCTGTTTAGTTGTAAGGCACACAAGCCGAAATCGACTTATTCCGATTCGTTAGTTGTTTCAATATTACCACGCGATACTGCTATAATCTTTCCGGCTGATTCAGCTTTTAAAGCTGTTCAGTTGGACGTTATTGATGGTAAGGTTACGATAGGTCGAACCATTGCAGAATATCACGGCAATAAGTCTAAAGTACCTGAAATCTTCGTGAATGATGGTATCTTGACGGTTCGGTCATGGACTGTTCAAGATACCGTTCACGTAACTGTTTACGATACTAAAGAGCGCAAATCAACTCATTCAACTGAGATAAGGTACGAGAATGTTTTAACCAAGTGGCAGTCGTTTCAAGTAGTCGGGTTTAGAATATTCTTGATTCTTATTGCCGTTTATTTTGCTTGGAAATGGATTGAAAGGAAATTTTTGAACTGATGGTAAACTGGAATCATTTAAATAGAACCTATTCTGATATTACTAAAGAATCAAAGCCTTTAATAAAGGCGGTAACAATAAGCCTTCGTGATTTAAAGTCTGAAAAAATAGACCAAGTTGAATTAATGAAGGCAAGAGAAAGGATTAGGAAAGCAACTGAAAGAGATAGGCGAAAGTTTATTCACCGCTAATTATTACCCAAAAGGGTTAGTACCTATATTGTAGTTTTTGGCTAAATTGCGAAACAAAACTACCAATGGCAACCCGTTACATTCTGAGTGATTCGCCCGACTTGCTGTATTCTATTACAGACTTAGACGGGCAAATTATCAATAGTAACGACCTATTTAACGAGTATTGCAGCCATATTAAGCCTAAGAAACTTTCCGATCTAATGAGTGAAGATTCGGACTTGGATGAATATATTTCTAAAGTTCAAAAGGCGAAAGATAAAAACCCATTGCCAGTTAGGCTATACTCGAAAACCAAGCAAAAGAACGGCTCGAATCATTGGATTCTTTGGAATATCTACTGCATTCTAGGTAGTTTACACTTTGTCGGTATTCAAATGACTGATGTTACAAGTATTTCTAGCCATGAATACGAAAGGCAAAAGAATCTATTAGATGATTTCCGGTTTATGCTTTCCCATGAATTACTTTCGCCATTGTCAAGTATTGATGGATTGGTTAAATTAGCCATCCAAGATGATCCTGAATCGAATGAGTTTAAGCTGATGGATGAATGTGTGCAGAAGTTAAAGAACAGCTTTCATTTGTTGGTTAAAAAAGCAGCGAGAGAATTATGAATAAGCTACCGATAACGGATAGAGAATGCGATGAGTTATTACTTGTAAAAATTCGCTTTTATCTAAAAAAGGATATGCCCGAAAAGGTAGCACGGGAGATATTAGAAAATAACATCAAACAAAAATCAAACCTATCAAAGTTCTGTGATGCCCTGTTTTCATAGGTGGCCATAAATCACAACTCGCAAATTATCGCTTAATTAAAATTTATTTTCATCACTTTGTTATTTGTATTGTTACATTTATGTATCTTTGCGTATACCAAAAAAGGAATGAAAATGGAAACATTATTTTTTACATTCAATCAAAACAACTCAGGCGGTCGTTTTGAAATTAATTTAAAAAAAGGCATAGCCGAATATGTAATAATAGAAGCTGTAAACGCCAAACAAGCAAATTCAAAAGCTGGTGATATAGGAATCTATTTCGACGGTTGCGAAGGTGGATTAGATTGTTCTTGTTGCGGAGATAGATGGTATTCATTAGATGATGATGATGGTAAAAAAGAACCTTCTATATATGGCACTAATGTCTATGAGTACAAAAATTCTTTTTGGTCTTCAACTGCTTGTATTCATAGAATCAATAAACCAATAGAAACAATAGAACTACCATGCAAATGACATCAATGGGCGAAGTAACGCTAAAAGCAATTTCGATATTCGAGGTAGGCGGCGGTTTCGGAAATGCTGACCTATCAATTAACGAATGGGTGCAGAAAGTTTATCTAACAGGTTCGCAAGTATTAGGAGTTGAGCCTAACGGGAACAGACTAAGACGAGCGGTTGAGTTACGCCGAATGATTACCTATTTAACTTGTAAAAAGTTCAACGGTTTGGGAATCAATAACGGATATATCTCACTTGATAGAATCGGCTTTTATATTTCTTTAGCTGAGTGCCGTGAAAAGCCTTATGACCATGCGACAATAATAAACGCAAACAAGCTGCATCTAATGGCTTTGGCTAACGAAAATAAAGGCTACAAGCAATACGTAGAAGATTATAAACTATTTGAATCAATTCTAATTAATCGAGGTTTCATCACTAACGAACAAATCAATGGCAAAAATAAATACACCTACACTAGAGGCTAAGAGCATTCTTGTAGAACCAACATTCGATGTTGAATATATTCGGACTGAAGTACCGGGCATGATAGATTTTGAAGATGACTTTGAAATCGAGATTGTAAAAGTTAAGATGAACGGGTTTGATGTGTTTCATATTCTTAATTCGGATCAACTGGGCGAAATTCAAACCAACATCGAAGAACTAGAAGCTAATAAAATTGTCGAACCTTATCAACCGGAACTTTAACATGGAAACACTTACACGAATTTACATTTTCTTCATTTGCATAATTGCTCTGATGGTTTGCTTTATCACTTGGGCATCAATCAAACTTCGAGCGGAAAGGATTAGAAGGATAAGATTAGAAAAACAAGGGCATGATGACTTTAACAAGATATTCAACCTTGAATACGAGATTAAAGGATTGAAACGAAGCATTGAAAGTTTAGATAAGATTATCGAAAACAACAAGCAAATAAATCAATCTAACGAATCAACTATTAAACTGCTCGAAGAAAGAATACAAAGGCAAGCAAATAGTATTTCTAAAGACGAACAAACTATTGAAAACTTGCGTAAATGTATTGAACGTACTGGCATTCGAGATATCAAAGGAGTAACTCGAAAAGTTAAAACTGGCGAAGTTCAATCCGTTATTTCCGGCACTCATGCGATATTGAATAAGCCTGAAAAAAAAGGTAAAAACAAGGAAGATATGAGCGCGAAAGAGAAAGCAGAAGAACTTGTAAATAAGTTCAAATATTATGTACATGGCTATGTTGGTAGCTCAATGCTGACTAATCACGAATATCCTGAACAGATTTTATCGCAAGCTAAGAAAGCCTCACTAATTGTAGTTGACGAAATATTAAAAGCATTTGATACTGAATGGGCTAAACTTGACTTTTGGGCTGACGAATTAGGCGATACAATTAAATTTTGGTTAGAAGTAAAAAGTGAAATAAACTCCCTATGAGCGCGAAAAAACAAACGGCGGTACAAAATCTAATTGAATCAATCTGCAAAGGCGGAATTGTTATAATCAATCAATCGGTTATTGATTTGGCTTTGAAAGAAGAACGCGAGCAAATTATCAACGCCTACGATGGGCATCCAATACACGCCCGAAATAGCCAAAATGGAGAGGAGTATTACGAATTAACTTTCGGCACTCAGTCGGATGGTACATTGTAACAAATTTGTATCTTTGCCTACATGAGAAAAATATCTGATAAAATAGACGGCGGGGCGATTCGTCTTTTACGTCAACAAAACGGTATCACTTTGACTGAATTAGGTAATGCGCTCACTCCTAACAAGAATAATCCGCATTCCTATCTGTCAATGATTGAAACAGGCAAGCGACCATTTTCACGGGAAAACGAGGCGGTACTAATTGCGGCATTCAAGAAAGCGTATTTCGATAAGTTTAAGAAGGAATTAAAACTGGATAAGGTATGATAAACATTTTACTTTCAATACTATTTCTCGGATGCGTGGTTCTTATTATAAAACTTTGGAAGGATAGAAACTACTATTTAGCTGAATACTTTGAACAAGAATCCAAAGCCAAATTTTGGGAGAAGCAATTCAAAGGATTTAGCAAAGATGAGGCTATCAATAAAGAGTTAATCCTTCGTAGAAAGTACGAGCGGCTATATCACTCAGCTTGCGATGAACTCGACAAACTAAAGGACAAAAGGCAATTTAACGGAACTAAACACCAACAACGAAATGAGCGAATTAACAATAACGGGAAAACTAATTAAGTTACTCGAACCTGAATCAGGTACATCGGCTAACGGTGGATGGGTGAAACAAGTTGGTATTATCGAAACAACTGATAAATACCCTAAACAGATCGCGCTAACTTTCTTTAAACAGGACGTAATTGACCAGCTGAGAAAGAAATTCATAGGCGAATCAATCACCGTTTCAATTAACATCGAATCACGGGAGCATAACGAGCGATGGTATACAGAAGTAAAAGCGTGGAAAATTCAATAAATTCAAGCCTTCCAAATCGGAGGGCTTTTTTATTTTCAAAATAATCACTTTAAACTTGCTTTGTATTGTTACAATAATGTATCTTTGACGAAACTTAAAACAGCAATATTATGATACCACAAATTTTAGTAGGAGCAACAATAATCGGATTCGGTTATTACTGCTATACGCAATTCAAAGAGGTTGGTCGCAAGTCAACCGTTAAGCCCAATTCCAGCCGATGGGTTTATTTCGCTAAGAATCGAGAGGCTTTATTCTTTGCTTACAATGCCGTTACTCAAACATTGATAGCGGTTAGTATTGACGAGATTAAATGCTGCGTTACGGCTTACGAAAAAGGTGCTTGTAATATGAATCATCATTTGACTTCATACCTACGTGAGCAAGCTAGTAAAAACCCATTTAGCTATTCACGGATAAATGAGGTTGACTTCATCAATCAGTTCAATCTTGCAAGCGATAAATTTGATTTTAGTAAATAATTAGGGACATGGAAAATAAGACACATTGGAAGAAAAATTTGGATAGCCGATATATTTCCGGAGAAGATTTGATAAGCGGCTTACATGGGCTTAAACCTGAAATGGTAGTTACTATTGAACGGTTTAATGATGCTGAAACTTTCGATCAAAATACTCAGCAGAAACTTGTAAAAACTGGATTCTATTTGCGTGAGGTTGGCGGCAATATGTTACACAAGCCAATTATCCTAAACAACACCAACGCAAAATACTGTGAAAAGGAATTTAAGACACCATTCATGGAAGATTGGATAGGGAAGCCTATCGTACTTTATGCAATGCCAGATAAGCGATTTGGACACGTAGCACGATTCAAGAAATACTATCCGCAAGCACATAAGACAGTCGAACCACCTAAGCCAGTTGAGGTTAATGTTGATGAGATAGTTCTACAAATCGAACTTATCACAGAATTACCACAACTCGCACAGTACTGGAGCGGCTTAGATATTCCAACTAAGAACATCGAAGCAATCCTAAAAGCTAAAGACAAACGTAAATCAGAACTTGAAAATGGTAATTCATAACGTAGAACAAAGAAGCCTCGAATGGCACGAATTAAGACGGGCTAAAGTTACCGGAACGAAATTCAAAAGCCTGCTTAGTAAAACCAGTATCGAACTTGTTTACGAACTCATAGCAGAAGCAGCCACAGTAATTGAAGATGATGAAGATGGTTATGTTTCCGCTGCTATGCTTTGGGGTGCTGAAATTGAGCCGTTAGCCTGTTTAGCTTATGAAGGTATCACAGGGCATAAAGTCAAACACGCTGGATTTCTATCGCATGACTTACTAGATTGGTTCGGACTTTCACCTGATGGATTGGTTGAACTTGAAGATGGTAGTATTATCGGTATTGAGATAAAAGCACCAAACACAAAGCGACACGTTAAAACCATTGTCGAGAATAAAGTTCCTACCGATGCTAAGGCAAATTGGCGACCTCAATGCATGATGTGGTTCTTATTGGATGAGAAAGTTAAGCAAGTTGATTTCGTTTGTTATGATGAGCGATACACCGATAAGAAGTGCCATATCATATCCATTAAGCGTGAAGATGTACTGGATGAGATTGATGAAATGAAAGAAAAGCTGTATAAGTTTCGCGAAACATGGCTAATCACTAAGAACAAAGCAAAATAACCGGCACGAAGCCACCACCTACCAGCAAGTAGTTAATTTTTAAGGGAGCGAAAAAGCTGGTAGGTTTATTGATTTGATTCGGTTGCCGATAACGGTTCTCGGCTTGGCGAAGTTGGGGATTTTGAAAACGAAACGCTCAAATTATTACTAAACTTAAATTGAAATACAGATGTTGAATTTACCACCAAACCCCCAATTTTGCCAAACCGATGTTAGTGGCAGTACGGGTAGTTACTTGGATTTTCTCCAAACGAAACAAAAAACACATATCCTTTCTGGATTTGATGTTGATGAAAAACAGTTAAACAATAAGATGTTTGACTTCCAAAAGTTCATTGTAAAACGAGCTTTAAAAGCTGGTAAGTATGCAATTTTTGCCGATTGCGGATTGGGTAAAACCTTGATGCAATTAGAATGGGCAAATCAAGTATGCAAAGAAACAAAAAGCAAAGTTTTGATACTTGCACCATTAGCAGTTGTAGGGCAAACAATACAAGAGGGGTTAAAGTTTGGAATTGATATGTCAAACATTGATGTTCAAAACTATGAGCAACTTGATAATATTGATTGTTCAATTTATAGCGGTGTAGTACTTGATGAAAGCAGTATTTTAAAAAACTTTGAAGGTGCTACTAAAAAACAAATAATTGATAATTTTATTAGCACTCCTTATAAGTTAGCTTGTACTGCAACACCATCACCAAACGACCCTATGGAATTGGGTAATCATAGCGAATTTTTAGACGTAATGAGCCGAAATGAAATGTTAGCAATGTACTTTGTTCACGATGGCGGCGAAACGGCTAAATGGAGGCTAAAAGGACACGCTGTAAAGATGTTTTATCAGTTTGTAGGTAGTTGGGCTATAATGTTAAATAAGCCTATGGATATTGGTTTTGAAATGACAGGATATGATTTGCCTAAATTGAATTTGTTAGAAAATCAAATTAAAACACCAAAACGAGATAATGGTAGTTTATTCAACGATGCGATTATTTCTGCAACAAATTTTAATCAAGAATTACGATTAACCAAAATAGAACGACTTGATGAAGTTGTGAAAATTATAAACGAAAAACCTGATGAAAACTTTATTATTTGGATTAAGCAAAACGAAGAAGGCGAAATGCTTAAAAAATTACTTCCTGATGCTGTTGAAGTAAAAGGGAGTGATAGTAATGAATGGAAAAAGGAGAAACTACTTGGATTTGCAAATAATGAATTTAGAATATTGATAACCAAAACCAAAATAGCAAGTTTTGGAATGAACTACCAAAATTGTAGAAATCAAATTTTTGCAAGTTTAGATTTTTCTTTTGAAGGATTGTATCAAGCTATCCGCAGGAGTTACAGATTTGGACAAAAAAACGAAGTAAACATTTATTTAATAACAACAGATACAATGGCTAATGTAAAACAAGCTATTGATACAAAACAAAAACAATTTGAAATTATGCAAGACGAAATGGCAAAAGCAGTTAATTTAAATTTAGCTGGGCAAATTATGCAAGTAGGTGAATTTGATACCACCGAAGAAAATAATGAATGGTATTCAATACAAAGAGGTGATTGTGTACAGTTAATTCAAAACGTAAAAGAAGAAAGTATTGGACTGAGTGTATTTAGCCCGCCATTTGCAGAACTATATACATATTCAAACCACTTGGAGGATATGGGTAATTCAAAAGATTACAATGAATTTTTAACGCAATTTAGCTTTCTTATTAGAGAGTTGTATAGAGTAATGATGCAAGGTAGAAATGTGGCAGTACATTGTATGGATTTGCCCATTCAGAAAGGGAAAGAAGGATTTATTGGGCTTCGTGATTTTAGCGGAATGATTTTAAAGGCTTTTGAAGATGCTGGTTTTGTTTATGCAAGTAGAGTAACTATTTGGAAGGACCCTGTAATTGAAATGCAAAGAACAAAGGCACTTGGACTATTGCATAAGCAAGTGAAAAAAGATAGCACTATGAGCCGTGTTGGTATTCCTGATTATGTAATGATATTTAGAAAAGATGGCGAAAGGAATAACCCTGTAACCAATACGGATTTAAGTGTTGATTTGTGGCAAAAATATGCATCTCCAGTATGGATGGATATTAACTATTCAAACACATTACAAGGGTTTAGAAATGGCAGAGAAGAAAATGATGAAAAGCATATTTGCCCTTTACAACTTGATACCATTGAAAGATTGGTACACTTATACTCAAACAAAGGCGATACTGTTTTAACTCCATTTATGGGTATTGGTAGCGAAGTTTATCAAGCTGTAAAAATGGGTCGAAAGGGCATAGGATTTGAGTTAAAAGAAAGCTATTTTGATTTAGCTAAGGCAAATTTAAAAGCAGTCGTTTCTCAAAAGAACCAAGTCAGCTTGTTTGATGCAGTTAAGTAGTATTGCACATAACGTCCGAGTGCTTGGCGAAGAAGCGGATAAACAAGCCTAAACTTTAGATTGAGCAACCAAATTAACAAACAAAAAACAGATTATAAATTAATAACTGAACCCGCTTTTTTGCCAAACACTTGTTATAGGCAGTACGGGTTGTAAAACGAAAATTATGGCAACATTTGAAACAGTAGACGTTGGAACTATTGCATTAATCCAACAAACAGAAGAAGGTAGAATTTTACAAATTGGATTAACAGTTGCTCAAAGTAATATGTTACAATTATTTCTGGCTAAATTATCAGAAGAAAGTAAATTAATTCAGATGCCAGAAGAATATGATTTGGTATTAAAATCTTCTTTGAAAACGAAAAGGTAGTATTGCCTATAACGGTTCACGTATTGGCGATGTTGTGGACTTTGAAAAACTATCGCTCAGAATTATTATTAACGTTTAATAGAATTACAAATGAACAATTCAGAACAAAAGCCGCAATCTTGCCAAGCCGATGTTATGCGTAGGGCTACTGGCATAATGTTCAAAGGAAATGAACTATTAGATGGCGATATTGTCGCACAGCATTGCCAAATGAGAGATGACTATACAGGCAAAACAAGCATTGAATTAAATAGATTGCTGATTTGTTGGAATGGCAAAAGCTGGGATGTCAAATGTATAGATGCAATGATTGGTTACAGAAATAATTTTTGGGGGTACATTCCAAGATTTGATGAAGTTGTTGGCAATGCTATTGATAATGCTGATTTGTTGCGTGGCGGTGTCGTTTGGCAGCCTTACGCATAACGGTTTGCGTATATAAGAAGTGGCGGATTTAGAACCACAAATTTTAATTAAACAACAAACATTAATAGAATGAGAAAACTTAAAAATACCACAGAAGACCGCCATTTTTTATATACGCTGTTATCTGCTGGTTCTTTTCCGAAAGCCACTTTCTCACTTGGTTGTTTTACATCGCAATTGGCAAGTAGTTTAACAACTATTGATTATGTCGGAGAAGTCACAGAAATAGATTTAGAAAGTGGCTATTGTAATTGGAAACACGAAAAAGGTCATCAAATGCCTTGTGTAAATATTAACTGTATCACTCTGCATTGAGCTTGCAGATAACGTATCGGTGCTATACGATGTGGCGGATTTTCAGCAGAAAGCCCAATACGAAGCACCAAAGTTGAATTAAGTACAAATGTTTAATCGAAGCACGTCAGCCGCCATATTGTATAGCACTTGTTAGCGGCAGGGCTTTTAACGGATCTAAAAATGAATACAGAATTAATGTTTAGCAGTAAAACGGAAATGTGGGCTACTCCACAAGATTTCTTTGATAAGATGAATGATCAATACAATTTTTCTTTAGATGTATGTGCCATTCAAGAAAACGCAAAGTGTGCCAATTTCTTTAGCCCTGAAACAGACGGACTAAAACAGGAATGGAAAGGCACTTGCTGGATGAACCCACCATACGGTAGAGAAATTGGCAAATGGGTTGCAAAGGCTTATCAGGAAGCAGTAGAAAAGAAAAATTGTATTGTGGTGGCTTTGTTGCCTGCCCTAACCGATACAAGATGGTTTCACGATTACATTTATATGATGTATAATGTAGAAGTTGACTTCATTAATGGCAGGCTAAAATTTGGTAATGGTAAAAATTCAGCCCCATTTCCGTCAATGGTGGTCGTCTTTAAGCCTTGCCGCTAACGGTTTCTGGCTTTGCGTTCGTTGGGGATTACCAGCTCTAAAGCTCATTTGAAAAACTAAATTTAATGATATGACAAAAGTAAAATTGAAACCGAAAAGCCCCAATGACGCAAAACCCGTGTTATCGGATGCTGATGTGCGTTGGCTACCGAGATATTCAAGCACGATGGAAGATGATAAGCAAGCTAGATGGGCAAGAGTAGCATACGCAGGAAAGTTTGACAATATGGGCTTTTGTAGAGGAAAGGTTTGCCGTTGGGAAATTGCTTGGGTGAAAAAATTGGATATAAAAGGAGAACTGAAATTTGTTATAAGCTATTTATACCCATCAAACGGCAAACACTTATTTGATAATTTGGAAGATGCTCAAAAGGAAGTGGAGCAAACTTTCCGATGGTTTATGAAGATGTGCAGTGGGAAAATCAGTTGCCCATAACGATTGGTATTGGCGAAGGGCAAGAATAGTAGTACAGATGTTCAACATTTGCACAATGCTGAATAGTAGTACAACTGCTCAATTTATTACTTATGCTTGCCTTTTGCCAATACTTTGTTGTACACTGTTTTTTGGGTCGTAAAAAATATTTTCACTTTTTATTTGAAAAAGTTTGCAAAATCAAAATAAAGTATTATCTTTGTAATGTCAATAAGGCAAAAAAAATTAAAACAAAAACAAAATGACAAATTTTAAATCAAATAACGAAGCAAAAAAGGTAGCAGAGCAAATAGCAAAAACCACACAAGTTTTTTTTACAAATGAAGGCTTAGAAATTACATTTACAAATGATGTAAATAATCAAAAAGATATTGTAGTTGAATTGAAAAAAGTTTTTTCTGATGTAAAATTAAAGGGTCGTAAAGTTCCAAGTATAATAATCAACAGAATAAACCAAGTAACAAATGGACTTAGAATTACAGAAGTTGCGTACTAAACTAAACAAAATTGAAACAGAGCTTTCTAAGTGTAGAGGCTCTGTTTTAGAGGATGGATGGCAAACAAAGCGTTATGCTAAAAAAATGCGGAAATGGGATTATTACGCAGTAGAAAAAATGAAAATTTTACAACAAATAGAAGATTATGAAAATAACATTAAATAAAATGAATTGGAGTAAGGCTTGTTATAAGCCATCCTTTAGGAGATATTGGAGTGGCAAAATTTGGAATTTTTCAATTTACAAATACTCACTTTCTTTAGATTTTAGAAATGGGTTTAAATTAACTGACTTACTTAATGAAAAAGAAAAAAAGCGTTTTTATTTAGGGATGTGGTTAAGAAAAAACAGGAACTAATGGCAAAGAAAAAAGAAAAGTCAAAACGTGGTGGAAAACGAACTGGAAGCGGTCAAAAGTTGAAATATAATGAAGAAACTAAAACGGTTGCTTTTCGGTGTCCAATTTCAAAAGTAGAAAAGTTAAAAGAAATTGTAAACGTTCAACTTTCGGAATGGGCCGTCTTAAAATAGCGTACAACGTTTTGCAGATAGGCGATGTGGCGGAAATCGAAGCCGAAAACTATCTGCAAGCACTGAACTTAAATTAAAAAACTGAACTTAATATTAACCGAGAACCCGCCATATTGCCTATGTGCTGTTATAAGTAGGGCTTCTCACAAATTAAAATAGAATGACCAAAGCAGAATTACTCGAAATTATCAAAGACTATCCCGATGATGTGGATTTAGTTTTTACACAAGAAACAGAAAGAGAAGCTGGCGATGTGTCGGATATGTATTTAGACCACTTAACTGAATGTAAAGCGTTCAACTATATCAATCTATATTTTAAATGGACTGATGTCGGGGAATAGCCTTACCTATAACGTTTTGCGGCTATACGCAGTTGTGTGTCGGCTTTGTGCGGTTGAAAAATTGCGTATAGGTGCTGTTATGTATCAGTTTATTTTTTACTTTTTTGCGCTGGTTTTCAATTAGTTACATAATTTAACAAAAATAATCTTGAAATTGTTTGCAGAATCAAAATAAGTGCGTATATTTGTATCAACAAAAACAAACAGATATGAAAACTTTAGTAAAAGATAGCCAAAGCAGAATAGTAAGATACGGTATGAAATGCTTTAGAAACGATGGCGGGTATAAAGTACAAGCATTTGCTAATGCTAAAAAAAGTGGTAATAAATTAATCATTAGCGATGTTTACAATGATTGCTTTGATAGTGAAGGGAATATTGTATCTGGGACTTATAAAATTATTAGTGTTGGAGTTGGCAAAATTGCTGAAATTAAATGTGAAAAAATATGAAATACAATTGTCCTAAATGCGGAGCGTTAAGTTTTATAGCCGAACAAAAAATACAATATTGTGAGAAATGTAACTATATGCAAGGCAGAACCGAGCATGGAGGGAAAAGAGCCAATGCAGGCCGCAAAAGCCAATATAAGGAAGAAACACAAACAATTTCATTTCGTGTTCCAAAATCACTAATTGAACCGATTACTAAATACGTCAAACGTGCGCTGGCAAAAAGTAAAAAATAAATTGTACATAACGCTTCGGGGCTTTGCGATGTGTGGGCATCGAAGAACGAATGTTGAATAACCCACAAAAGCATCATAGAAGTACGATGCTGAATATTAGTACTTCTGCCCACATATTGCAAAACCCCTGTTATATGCTGTGCTTTTTTAGGGGTGTAAAATTTAAAATTATGTCATATACACAAAAACGTGAAATTAAATTTAGAGATTTTGATTTCGACACAAAGAAAGTTCGGCACTTTAATTTAGATACTTATGATAAAAACGAACACGATAGTTATGGTAATATAACAGAGTTTACTGGTATAAAAGATAAAAACGGTAAAGATATTTACGAGGGCGATTTAATTACAATTACCGACCCATATAATAACAATACAGCAAAAGGTGTTGCAATTATAGTTTTTTCTAATGCTTATGTAGGGGGTTGGGTTGCTACTGTCGATTATAAAGAAACTTTAAATATTGGAACAAGGTCAAATTATATTGAAGTTGTTGGAAATGTTTATGAAAATGTCGATTTAGTACCGACTGTCGTAGCATAGCATATAACTTGTTTATACCCGCTAAATACCTTCGCTAACACATCACTAACAATTCTTAAAGCGAAGTTTTGCTTCGTTTAACTTAAAACTTTTCCAATGCTAATCATAATCGGTGTGAGATAATTTGTATATTTGGGGAGTTCAGTTATGCCGCCACGTAGCTGATAGCGAAAACATTTATTTCCACATGAGGGAGGCTGGCGGGCTTCTCTTATGTGGATTTTTTTTTGATATGAAAGAATCATTCCTTGTTTATAAAGAATGGAACACCTTAATCGAATCACTTGAAGATGATGATAGGTTGTTTTTTTACGACACACTTTTCAATTTTGATGGTGAAGAAATACCAATTTTCAAAAGCAAACATTTACAGTCTGTTGTTAATTTCGTCTTTGGAAAGATCATTGAAAACGATAAGAAATACTCTACAAAGTGCGAAAAAGCTAAAGAATCAGCTAATAAGCGTTGGAATGCGAACGCATCCGAATCTATGCGAACGCATGCGAATGTAAAAAAGGCAATGCATAATGATAATGTAAATGATAATGTAAATGATAATGTAAATGATAATGACAAAAAGGGAAAGCAGCCGCCAAAGAAAAAAAAAGAAACTACACCCGAATACTTTTTCTCAGAAACGCCCGAAGGAATGAACTTCGATATTTTCCGCGAAAAATGGAACGAAACAAATTTTGCAGAACTTCATACGCAAATTGACCCGTTCATTCTTTGGGGAACAATGCGAGATTGGTCAAATGAAAATTCACCGCAAAAAAATAAACGATCCGATTGGATAGCAGTTGGAAGAACATTCGTAAAAAAAGACCCGAAACAATTTACAAAATCAATTTTACCACATGGAGCAACAGACCACCTCAATACAGCAGACAGGAAAGGAGCAGAAATTTTATCCCGTGCTTTCGCAAGAATCGAAGCTAAATATTCAACAAGCAGCGAAAGTCCAAGCGATTAATATTTCAGAGAAACAAATCGAGATTGTGCTTTCTGGAATGCGTTTGCCAATTCGACAAATGGATGAGAAGAAACAAACTGAATTGCTTGTACAGGCACTTTACTACGTTGCTTCGGTTTATTGTGGTGTTAATTGGGATAACACGAATGAGATAATTTTAACTGCTTGCGCCGAAGAAGTTACTCGAAATTTTGGAATGTTAGGCATTGATGAAATTCGTGAGGCATTCTCTTTGGCTTCAATGGGAACTTTTGAAGCGGAAATGACAGCATGGAGGGGTGTATTTACCGTTTCAATTGTTTTGCGCGTTCTAAATGGATATAAAGCCTATCGAAACAAAATACAAAAAGCAATTCTTGTCGAACTTGAAAAGGAAAACGAACTTGAACGAATCGAAATTGATAAACAGAAAGCTGAACGGGTAAAAAAGGAAATAGAACAGGAGTTTCTTAACGCCAAAGAACAAGCTGGTGGATTGAAACCAATTTACACCAACTGGAAAGCAATCCCTCATTATTGGGCTAAATCGCTGATTGAAGATGGGATAATTGATATTTCACCTGAGCGCAAAAAGGAAATATTCAAAGAAGCGCAAAAGGAATCTAAGATTGAATTGATTGAACTTTCTCAGCAAGCACCTTCTGAATGGAAACGAGGTGAGGCTAAAGCGATTGTAAAAGCTATTGATTCAATGAAAGCCGAAAATACACCGGATGAATTTATTTTTAGGTGCAATAACAACTATTCACGTTTGCTTATTTGGGAGATAATAAACCCGCGAAAACAAAACAACTTTTACGAATCAGAAAAAGACGATAAGCCCTTTTGAATTAAAAAAATAGTTACATTTGCTTCATGGGAATTAGAAAACTTAATCCAGCGAGTTCGATAAGCGTTAAGCGTAGGGGCATGAATAAAAAAGCCAAGCGTAACGCAATGATTCACATGACTACCGAGATATTCGGAAATGACCTAATCAAAGGCGCGTTAAGTGAATCAAAGGACGTAAAGCAGATACTTGAAACGATTGATACCCGATATGCTGAATTTGTTGAGGCTCGTGTTCAGGAAATAATTGAACGCAAATATCTTATCAAATTTGAAACTAAAGAACTTTGCGCCGATTGGATCAATGAGAATTGCACCTTGCTACGTTCGGAAGAAGAAAACCCGATTAACATTCTATATTTTTCCTACCAAACTGAAAACGAATTTGAAATTGCAAACTGGAGAGATTCACCCGATGCAATGAATCACTTAACTCGACCTACTGACCATTCAATCGAAGAAGAATGATGCTAACGGACAGCCGAGTAATCATCAAGAATATTCGGATAAGTGAAATGCAGGTTAAACAGAAAATGATTGATTGGGGCGTGCTCGATTCATCATGGATAAATACAGCGATAACTTGTTTGGCACTTCAAAGCGTTGGTGTTGACTACGAGAATTTAATCGATAGCGAACAGGATAAACTTGAACAAAGAGTATCAATGACTACTGAAAGAGTTTGCTTTCCATTAACACCGAAAGATACTTACTATCAAGTGCGGATTGAACTATTCCCTGAGTTTGAAGTTGTGAAACGATGTATTAAAGAGAACTGAGATATGACAACCGAACCTATTGCGTCAGAGTTTTATTGGTTACCATGTAAAGAGCAAAGATTTTTCACTCGAATTCAAGAAAACGAACTAGAACAAGGAATGACAATACTTTACAAACCCGTTATGACAAAACAAGAAGAAATTGAAGTTATCCAAAATACGATTAGACAACTTCAAGAAAATGTCGAAAGGCTAAAATCAGAAAGCCCAGAAGATAAATTCAAAAGACTTTTGCAATGCACTAAAATGCATGAAACAAAAGAATCAATTCTGATTGAAAAAAAAGTTGATGCTTTTAGAAAGGCTTTATGGGTTGCTGAGGTTCTTAATCGAAAAGGAGATTCTAAGTATGACGGTTTTTATACTCCTTATTTGATTGACGGTAAGCCATCTTACATATGTTCTGGTTCAGGAACTGAAATGATGATTCCAAACTTTAAGTTGAGGGAAGTTGCAGTCACACTATTCGACTACCTTACAGATGATGAGATTGAACTTCTTTATGGTCAACGTATCGAAAGATGAACTAACTTCGTATAGATTGAAAAAATAAAGTTATGGCTGGAGGTAGACCGATAGAAATAGTAAAAGCAAAGATTTCGGATGTTAAAGTAAATCCTAATAATCCTCG